TAAAAGTTGGTTATATTCATCGTTAAAATCTGCTGCTTGGATAATATCTCCATCAGCAAACGATGATTGTCTAGTATAACCTGCCATTTACTATCTCCTTGCCGCCGCTTCAAACTCTAGCTGAAAACCTTTCAGTGAGTATGGGGCTGACGCACCCCTATCATTAACACGTAATGCTATTGCAAAACCAGAACCTTCGATTGGCTGTCTTACCAATGGATTTGTTTGACCGCCATATGTTGCAATTCCAAATATTGAGGAACCATAAATAGCAACAGCAGTAGTGGTATCAAACGGATATGCAGCTGGTCTAGGAACATTAGGTGATTCGTAATCATACCTAACTAGTAAGTCTGCATTTACTATTGACTCAGGTGAATAGTTTAATATAACACGCTGAAAAGTTTTACGTATACCTGCATCACCCATAGTCAAGTCAGGTGAACGATATTTACCAGTTACTGTGTTACCATCAAAATCAATACCTTGTTCTTGGCGATATACATAACCATCAAACCCACCATGAAAAATAAAACTTTCGCCTTGGGTGGTACTGTAATCTGTACAGCTAGGTGCTATACCTTTTAAATCGCCAAACTCGTAGGTATCTCCCTTACGAACACATATGATACCTCTTGTAAGATTTCTTGCTTTAGAAGAATCGGAAAAGAATAAACGATATTGTGTTTTATCCGGTATGACAAGACTATCAAATTCATCTACGTCTGTTAATCCGGTAAAGCGTTCTTGAATTTGGCGGCTGATTGTACCCAACTCAACGTCACCAATACGGTCTGTACCAGCAACAGTGCGCAGTCCATCTGGACCAAGGTAAACCAAGTCACCTGCAAATTCTTGAATAGTAAATCCGTTTAAACATCCAATCTCACGAGATACAGGTTGTAACGCAAAGTCTCCGGCAGAGTTACCGGATAGTCTAAAAATACGTTCTTCACAAAATATATATAGCTGTTCACGGAAAGGAACAATTGCTGTTATGGGACTGTCTACTGCAATAGAACCTGCGCCATTAGCAACCGCAAAATCATTATCCGTATACGGTGCTGTAAAAATTACTTCTTCTGGATTATTAGACATACCAGCAAAGAATAAAGTATTTTTAAAGCCAGTTACAAACTTAGGGTCTGCAGGTGCGCCAGTAGCATTTAAGTCGGTTACTGTAGTGCCATCATATTTAGAGGCATTGTTAGCACCGTCTGCCCAAACAATATAACTTGTACCTGCTAGGTTGTATCTAAAAAAAGTATACTTTAGTGCGTTAGTTCTACCAGTATCTATCTCTGTCCAAAAAGCAGATACAGGAGTGTTATCAACATAACCTGCGGCAACTGTGCCGTTTGCTCCACGAGTACAACCAGTAAATGTTGTGGCTGTCTTACCTGTGTAGGTAATTTGCTCTGTGCCTATAAGTAAAGTACCTGTTGTTGGAAAACCTACAGTAGAGTCTACAGTTAAAGTCGTATCACCTACAAGAACAGCACCATTTAAAAGTGTAGTAGCATTTGTTGATTTAAATACTTTTTCACCACGAGCAGCTAATAAATTATCGCCAAAGTAAGCCGACATTAAAACAGGCTCAGTAGTACTAGCAGTATATGGCACCTCACCGCTAATCCATTTAGCGTATCCAGAAATACGTCTATAGCCACCTTGTACGTCAGGCTCAAAGTTTTCTAGTTCAAGCGCCATGCCCGGTTGCATAACAAAAGTAGACTGGTCAAGAACCAAACCACCCTGACAGGCAAATACAAAAGGACTAAGGCCGGATTCGTCTGCCATTTTTTATACCTATATTACATTACCTGCGCCGTACAGCTTTGGCCTCTCAATAAATGTAGAACGCATATAATCAAATCTATTCAATAAGATAGATTGCATATGCTTAATGCCTTCTTCAAATCGTACAAAATTCAACTGGTACTGTTGAGATTCTCCGCGGTACTGATAAGCGAATGCGGTTGCGCCATCAATAATTATTTGTCTAAATTGGTCTGGGATTGTAGGGGTATCTGTGTACAAACTAAGAAGCGTGGGTATTTCAAAGTATTCAAATTTTAATTCGTATGCTTTGTTAGGATACGGGTACAATCCAAAGTTATTATCTGGAGTTCTAAAAACAAATTCTGGTAATCCGCCAATTACCGTTGTATCGTCTTCTTGGTCAATAAATTTATCAACATATTCGTTATATTCTAACGTTTTTAATGCTACGCCTGGACTAGCTAACGCAGAATCTTTTGATATTCTAAATGTTTGGTAATCAATATGCTTAGCTGTAACAGGAATTGTGTAACGGGTTGTACCAGCTACAAGTGTTTGTGTATTGATAGCATGATTAAATGGCCAGCCAAATTCTCTTTGATTTATATAATTTACTGCATCATTAACTGCGTTTTTACATTGAATTTGAAAACCGCGAGCGTTAGCAAACGAAGAAGCTGTAAGTTCAACCTCATTCATTCGATTAAGAACACCATTAGTTAAATCAAGATATGTGGCCATGCTGGAACTTACATACAGTTATAGGGAGTAAGCGTTTCCCCTTACCCCCTTATTTTATTTACGCGTTGTCGCGTGTTACTTCAGTTGCCAGTTCCTGAGCACCATTGGTGTCAGCTACACAAGCAATCACACGGAGACGACCTTCAGTGACGTCCGCCGAAGCGGCAATCAGTTTCACGTCAATCGTATCAGTGGTAGTTACGTGCTGAACAAAAGCAAGTGTACCAGAAGTGGTCATTGCTGTACCGTTTGTACCCTGAGCCAGAAAACCTGTGCTAGTTACGTCACCACCAATGATGTCATCACCTGCGCCGAAGTCAATGTCGACGGTTGGCGAAGTACCATTGAAGGCCTTCAGGACTTCTGCACCAGCGAACAGAACCATAGTATTGGCAGGGATTTCCAGAAGCTCGAAGATATCACCATTCGTACACGAATAGCCAGTAATTTTCTCAATGTCGAGAATAGCTTCTACCATGCGCACGTTCATGCCGTGCCGGCTTGCTGGAAGAGCAGCAATGGAGTTAGCATTTACACCAGCGGTAGCTGATGAGGTCATGTCAAAAGTAGCCATTGTTTACCCCCCCTTAAGCAGCGTTGTACTTAGCCGTTACAATGCCTTCAGGACGAAGGATTTTGCGGCCGTACAGGTGCATACCGCGAACGATGTCCGCAAACGAATCTGGGTCACGATATGACTCAGTTTTCGTAATTTGTGAAGCCGAAGCTACAGCTGAAGAGTGGCCAGCAACAATGACACCGTAGTCGGTGTTCTGGTTAGCAGTACCAGTTGTGTCTGGGCCTCCACCTACGACTGGCAGGTTGTTTGACACGTAAACGTCAAAGCCGTGAATACGACCGATAGCAAGCCCAGCCTGAAGGCCAGAACCGCCAAAGTCGCCATTCAGAAGACGTGAGTCTTCATCTTTCAGCAATTCAACGAAAACAGGGTCAACGACCAACCAACGACCATCTGAGTCAACAAACTGCTGGTCCAGCTTACGTCCCATACGTGCGATTACCATCAATGGTGAGGCAGTCAGAGTTGGGAGCGCAGTTGCACCAGGCAGACGTGCTGCTAGAGGAATTGAGTGGTCGGCAGCACCAGCAGTGGTGATGTTACCAAAGCTGTCTTTACGAAGCTTCATGCTTGTCAGCAATTCGTCAGAACCAGCCGTTGCAACAGCCTTAGAACCGGAAACAGTTGTGTTTACGGCACCGGCAGCAGTGCTGAGGGCAGTCTGAGCATAACCTGACAGATAACCGAGAACTTCTTGGTCATGCTGGTCGCGAAGGCGGTAGCCTGCACGGTCAGATGCCAATGATTCAAAGTTAACGTGGCTGTGCGCGTCTTCAATGTCATCTACTTTAAATGCAAAGTAGTTGGCCTTGTCTACAACAAGGCTAAAATCTTCGTCGTCGAGGTCTTGTGGGGTAATTTGAGTCCCACGAGCGTATTCCTTAACGGTGATTTCTGGCTCTTTAATGATACGAACAGTATCGCCAAAGTTTGCGATTTCACCGAAATAATCGGAATTCGTGATTTGCTCTGCGACAGAAGATTTACGGAAAGCTTGCTGGACTTTTTGCGAGTAAATTACCGGGCTAAAGTTGCCATTTGGTAGATTACCGTATCCAGCGGCAGTTTTAAAAGCCATCGTATTTCTCCTAAATGAGGGCTAAAAACACCGATTTTCTGAACACTCTAAAGGCCAGTCTACTTAGGTAACTGCGTCAAGCAGGGCTAAGCGTCTCATGGGTAGTTTATAAGGAGAGAAAATCGTATACCCTGCTACACTCAGGGTTACAATCTAAAACAAAAATATGCCAAATATGATATGTAGGGCATGTGTGCGGGTTGCCAAAAGGGGCCGCTATTTATATTCTTATATATTTTGTACCATATTTTTGGCGGTTTGTAAAGTAAAATTTACCGTGCGCCACCAGAAACATCGTAAATAAAGTTACCGGTACGAATAGCATCCATAATAGCTTCTTCATACTTAGAATACTCTTGTGGACGCATTTTAGCTACGTCAGACTCTCGCCATTGATTTGACTGCGATTCTTTAGTGCTAGCTACCGTGCTAGAACTACGGGAAGAAATAGCTTTAGCCGCTTCTTTATCAGGTCTAGTTGACTTGCTTTTCTTTTCGGCAATATTGCTATCAATTTTGTACAAATCAATTGCGCGTGCAGCGGCGCGTGCATCTGACTCATTCTCATATAGCGCATTTTGTACCCATGTAGGCTGTTCTTGTACCCATGAATGGAAATCTTCGCTATTTCTGATATCATCAAAATCAGGATGTAGCTGAAGGAGTTCAGCTTCAGCGCGCTTTCTATTAGCGTCAGCTTCGCGCTCTGCAATAAGCTGTAAGCGTTTTTCAAGTGAAGAATCCAGTTCTTGTGCTTTTTTAGTAGCAATTGTTTCAACAATCTTTGCTACATCTGGGTATTTCTCTGACCAGTCGGCAATTTCTTCATCAGATTTAGGAAGTTTAATTGCCTCTTTGGTAGCAGTAGAAAGCTGTTCTTCTAATTTTCTAACTTGTTCTTTTAGTTGCTCTTCTTTTTGCTGAGCATGCCGGCGTAAATCGCCGTAACGTTTTTTAAATGTTTTTTCTTCAGGCTGAAGACTTGCAGTTTCTTCTTTATCTACGGTGTCATCTAGTTGTTCCTGTAGCAAACTTGCACGTTCTTCTTCTAGTCGCTGCAGTTCTGCATCTTCATTGGAACGGTCTTTTTTGTATTTAATCGGGGTAGTTTTAATTTCTTGTTTTACAGCTACTTCAGCCATAACATTCTCCTTGACGGGGCCACCAGTAGCCAAATGGGGTGATGGGTAGCCAGCTACAGTTATTTAAAACTGTGGGATAATGATACCATGTTTTAAACAAAAAGTCCAGTGATAAAAAACTGTATTGTTCTATAAACAAAAGTACCAAGGTTTTTAAAGTTACGCTTTTTGCCAGTAGCAAAATCTACATAATCTTTAAATTCTTCGTAGTGATTATGGGCACGGCCGTAAGCAATGGCTTTGTTGCCATGATACCGATATCCGCGGCGAATTGCCTCACCATACCATTTACGATGCAAGTTTTTAACGCACCAGCGAACTGCTTCACGTTTAACATCTGGAGAAAACCCTCCATTAGCAACAGCATGCGTAGCAATAACACATCCACCGCCGGTGCTACCGCCACCAGAATTGTCTTTCTGTGGGTCGTTAGTAACAATACTTCCGTCACCAGATGTAACTGCATTACCGTCTTTATCGGTAACTGCAGACGCGGTAGAACTTCCTGTTTGGTCTTGTGCAGCGGAATCAGCTGCAGCTTTGTTATCCGCGTAACTTCCGCCAGATGAAACAGAAGGCCCACGCGAGTATCCGCCAACATTTGCATCTTCTTTAGCAAAGTCAGAACCAAAACCTTGTCCTGATATTGTTTCAACATCGCCCATTTCGTCATCAATAGCGCCGGCGCTTCTGTCTAGGCCTGCTTCGTATGCCGCTCTTTCTCCGCGAGTTTCAAATCCGCGGGTTCCAGCACCAGAAATAGATGTAAAACCAGCATCTTGCATCTGATTATCGACAGTACCTCTTGCTTGCGTTCTTTCTATAGCAGTTTGTCTTTGGGCTTGGAGATTTGCAATATTTGCATCAACGCCTTGTCGTATTAAATCATTACGGATGTCATTATACCGATTGATGCCTGCCTGCATTTGCTTTACATCACTTGGGGAAAAAGTAATATCTTCTGGTGTTTGTGGTCTTGTCCCTACGCCAAAGGATGGGGCGCCTAAACCTAAGGTAGGTTCAGTGTACGGTCCAGTGTACCTATCAACTGCTACAGGGGCAGCAGGGGTGCCACTGAATTGGCCAGCGCCAGCAATA